AGAAACTACAAATAGGACCGGAGACATAACTTCTTCAAAGTGGATTGTCTGCCCGCTTTTCGCCAGCCCGCTTTCATACTCATCTTCAATCTCTGGTAAAGCACAGAGAATGTGATATGTCGAAGGCTTAGGTAGCTGTTTAGCCTTTTGCTCGGCTGTTTCAGGTAGATATGTTGGCACGGCATTTTCGCCGGTTGAGATCAAAAGCTCACTCATCGTCAAACTCCAATTTACGCACAAGGTCGGTTAGGATGGAATGAGCGAAGGAAAGACCTTGGATTTCCCCCGCCATTGCCTTGTATTCGGGAAAATCTCGCGCCGAACCTTCAGCAAGCGCATTCTTGAGAGTTTCCCGACGATGCTCTAATTCTTTTAGAGCTAATTGGATGTGATTCATCGTTTAGTCATGTGCTTCAACATATCTGTCCTTAATTTCTTATCTTGTTGTGCAGCCTGATTATTAAGCCTTGCAGCTTCCTTTTGAGCATCAATAGCAATCCGCTCTTGTTCAAGCTGGATCTTTTTCTGAGCTATTTCAAAATCTCTTTGAGAATCTGCTTCTTTTCTTTGAAGCTCTTGGGCTCTTAGCTGTAGTTCAGCTTGCTGCATTTGAAGCATTGGGTTTTGAGCCATCTGTTGGGCTTGTTGCTGTTCTGCCCGAGCTTGGTTGGTTGTTAGAAGCTGTTGTGCTGCCTGGGCTACCAGCCTTGAGATTTGAACTTCCGCTTCTTCTGGAAGCTCAGCATCCGGGGCTGTCATTGGAACACCCAGTTGCTCTTCAATATCCCGGCGATATTTGAATGCCATGTGCTCTGCCACATGCGCCATGATCGCGCCCTGCATCTGTTGAGCCATCGGACTCTGACCAATCATGGCCATAATCGATGGATCTCTTAGAAGCGCAGTATGGGTTTGGATATGAGCGTCGTGGTCTTGGTAAATAAACGCTTTTGTTGGCTTTCCAGTTAGGAAACTCATGTTTTCACTAATTGGGTCCCTGGGTTTTTGATCATCCTTCAGGGGTATCAACTTATCCGCGTTTTTAACTCCAAGAACCTCGAGCATCTGCCTGTGAAGCTGGGGCAGGTCATAGATCTGTGGAGCACCCTGGGCAAGCTGTAGAGCAGCTTGGTATTGCATGATCCTTTGAGCCATGGTGGCTGCATTAGGATCACTAACAGGGATAACTTCGACTAGGTCATAGTCAGATTGTTTGACAGCCCGGTTTCCACCTTCAGGAACATAGCTGTAATCCGGCGGCATGTAGTCCCGGATAATCTGTTTAAGCAGCCTAAACTCCATTCTCAGGCTGGAATGAATCCTCGCCTGGACAGCACTCATGGTTTTGAGCTGTCTTTCTAGAATAGCCAGCGTCGTACCTACCGGAGCCTGTGCTGACATATCACTGATCTTCAAATCAGCAATACCAACCAGCCTTCTTGCGTCGTCGGTGATCTTTTCTAAGAGCAATGACAGGACTTGACTTGGCTCTTTATAAGGAAGAGCCATGATGTTGTCTCGGATAGACCCAGACGGCACATCAACGTCCCTAAATTCACCCGGTGCAATTGGGGTGTCATCCCCTTTAACCCTCAAACCACGGGTTTTCATACCACCCGGCAGGTTAGAAAGGGTTCCAGCGTCCACTAACTGCCTAATAATTGAGGTTCCAGCCCTCGCATACCCACCAATTAGGTGGATATAGCCCAATCCATACGCTCCAAACCCAGGAATAAAGTTGTATTGAACAAAATGCTGGCGTTTGGTCTTTAATTTATCGCTTTGTTTCCAGTTTCTGCGGATTGAAAGCGTCTTGCATGACCCTTTTTCGACCGTAATTACATAAGGAAGAGCAATTCCATCCTCATCTTCAAAGCCTTTTAGGTCCCAATCAACGTGAATTTCAAGAATTCTGTATCGATCATCATCATTGATGCTATATCCCTGGTCTTCAGCCTTCTTTTTCTCCAGATCTGTGAAGATTCTGGTGGGCTCACCCAGGTCTATATCTCTATAAACACCTGAAACTTGGAGCTTTTTTAGATCATTCTTGGTCTTACGCATGATGTGTGCAACACGTTCTGCGCTATACACATCTGATGCACCATAAGGCATGACAATGTCTTCTGCCGGGATGTATGGAGCAGTCTGCCTTCCTGATGAGGTGTCGTAGTAAACCTTCTTAAACGCTGATCCGGCCAGCCCAAGTGAGTACAAAAGCCTTTCATGCTCTGGCCTGTACTCAATCATCTCTTCTGTAAGCCTGAAGTTCATGTCAGCCTGAACCCGGGCTGCAGCTTCTTCATTCAGCTTTGTTTCTTCCCCAATAATCTGGGTCCTAACAGGACCCTGGGCAGGGAAAGTTTCAGTGATCATCTCTGACTGAAACCTAATAGCAGCTTCAGTCAACAACGGGCTATACACACCACAAGCACCCAACCAGGGTTCTGCCCGCTCTTCATACTTCATACCCAAAACTTCTAGACCTTTTACATACATCTCTTCCCATTCTTTGCGGGAATTAAGGTCTGCATCTACCAATCCAATCAAATCATTAGCCAGAGTATCGAGATCTTTCTCATCCATGTACTCAGCTAGATTGGCATCAAAATCTTCTGCCGTTTCTTGCTCAGGCTCAAGAATTAACTCAAACCCATTAGCATTAATTGATACCGACTCAGGATCTTCAATCTCAATCTCTATTTCCCCGCCTTCCATGGGGACCATAGGAAACAACGCTTTATCAATGTCCATGATCTACCTCAGTAATATTCAACCTTACGGGGAACGATTGGGTAATCTTCTTCATCAGATGCGACCGTCAAAAACCCGCCTTTTCTAAATCGCATCAAAGCCTGAGATGCAGAGTCAGTTAAGTCGTCATGATCCCCATTAGGAAATGACGCCATCTCTTCAACAACTTCCTCTGCCCACCTTCTATCTGGTCTCCAAATAACACCAGACGCAAATAAATCCGCTACAGAGTTCACCCGCGCAATCTTATCCTGTCCTTTGTACGGCGTATATTCCGACAACGGAATCCCCATCCTGGTTAATTCATAAACCAAAGGCGCACCAGCTGCCCTCTTCTCAATAATTAAGGTGTCAGGGTCCCATTCTTGCCAAAGCTCATAAGCCTTCTTCTTAAGCTCTGGAAACTCTAACCTTCCCTTATACGCATCTAAAAGAATCACATTAGGACTCTCTATACCCTTCTCATTCGGCCTGTAAAAAACTCCCCAGGTCGTACAAGCTGAATAGTCTGCCCTGTTGTTCTTCTCAAACGCCGTATCCCAGCTCTGAATAATGTACTCACATGCAGGAGGATCTTCCCCCTCCCACATCCTCCAATACTCCCGCTTGATAATCGCATTACCCTCAGATGTCGGGTTCTGCTGATACTGAGCCTCCCACTTCGATACCGGGATCTCAGCCTTAATAGCCTCTAACTCTTCCTTCTTCCAAAACCCAGGCCATAACGGATTTCCAGAAGGCAAGATCGCCGGGAACTCAATAACCTCCCAGTCATCTGTTCCATCCTTAGACGAATTCTTAAGAATCTGACCGGCTAGGTCTTTTTTTGACCAGCGAGTCATAACTATGATGATGGCACCTCCAGGTTGTAACCTCTGCCTGGGTCCAGAGGTGTACCACTCATACACCCCGTCATACACAGCAGGATTACCCTGCTTAGCCTCTTGCTCACTATGCGGATCATCAATAATCAATACATCCGCACCCTTACCCGTCACAGCACCACCAACACCAATAGCAAAGTACTCACCACCCTGCTCAGTACTCCACCTGCCAGCAGCTTTTGAATCAGAAGACAACTTAGTACTAAAGACCGTCTTGTAGTTATCCGACTGAACTAAGTTCCTAACCTTTCTACCAAACCCAACTGCCAACTCAGCTGTATGTGCCGTCTGAATAATCTTCTTCTTTGGAAACTTACCCAGGAACCAAGCTGGCAATAAATAACTAGCAAACTCACTTTTTGTGTTGTGAGTGCAGATGTACCCGTCACCCGCCAAAAACAATCCATCCTCTCGATCAACCTTAATACATTGTGTATCACCAGTTTGGCCTAGCTTTTCAATCTTTATGTATCTGCCAAACCCCGGACTTTTCTTAAGAGTTCTATTTTCTTTCCTGGGCAAAAAGGCAACGTCTGATGCATAGAAAGATACCTTCCAGGTTGGACCGTAATCTTTTCCATTAAGTGTAGCCCTGGACTCTAACAAGTTGGCTTTGATACCAAGACTATGGATTAACTGCTGAACTTGTTGAATTAATTTTTTGTTGCTTTGTGCAAAGAAACACTGCCCAGCTTTACTGATATTCCCGTCAGTGTCCATCAACCCTTTTAACAAATCCCGGCGTTGCTGCTCACTACCAAGCAAATAAACATCTGGTATGTGCTTGTTTTCCAACAAGCCAGCATCCTTAAGCTTGACCTTGAAATTTAAGATGCCAAAGGTGAATTTGGTTTTTTGGTCAGTTGTCTTATATCCGCGCCTTTCTATCTCTGGCCTAACCAAAGCTGCATCGTCATCATGCATCGTGATAACAGCCTGAGAACTACTTCCATCTCCAAGCCATACACCCAACACATACGGATCTATAGGAAGATCTAAAGGCTCATATTGAACTGGGTTTACATCAGGCAAACGCGGTAAACGAACATTCTCCAGCTTAACTCTCTTGCCCTGTACAACCTCTGCCTTGCCATTTCTATTTGTTCTTAATACAGCGCCATTTTGTCTTTGCCACAACTGCTCTGTTGTGTAGTCATGGTAAATGCTGCGCTTTCTATCTAACCGCACAGTCCATAGATGCTCACCATCTACATCTATGTAAGCCCCATCATCAGTCCAGACACGATAAAGCTCTCGACCTTTAAACACCCCTGACTTTCCTAAAACCTCAACAGGCCTTCCATCAGGACCAAACACATAATCACCAACCTTAAGGTCAGCAATCGTTTTAAAACCATTGGCAGTTGGAATCTTCATGTTGGTTAATATAGCATGCCGGGGAGGCATGTTAATAATCAACCTCTTCAACTCCCCCTTGGCAACCCTCTCAAAAGCATCTGCCATGATCTTATGATGCCGACCAGATATAAACTCAGGCCACATCTGCTGAACAAAAAATATAAAACTCTCCCTACACCTCTCAACCCTATCCAACGCTAATAACCTCAATATCTTCTTACGCTCCGCTTCAGGCACCTTA